ATAACCACGCTAGTAACTATTTAGCTACTAATGTAAACGGTAGTGAACGCTTCCGCATATCCTCAGACGGCTCTCTATCCACCCCAACAGCAGGAACCTCTAACGTCCGATTCGGTGCTAACGCAGGTAACAGCATTACTAGTGGTGGCTCAAGAAATACATTAGTAGGTGATGAAGCAGGTACAGCTATAACCGATAATGACGATAATACAGCGTTTGGTTATCAAGCATTAACCGCAGATACTAATGGCTTTAAATCTACTGCTATAGGTAGAGGTGCATTAGCAACACAAAACTTTACTTCTGCTACAGATTCATTTAACACAGCAGTAGGACATTTTGCAGGAAATGCAGTTACAACAGGTCAAGAAAATACTCTGATAGGGCATACAGCAGGAGACGCTCTTACAACAGGGAATACGAATACAGCGGTTGGTTCGCTATCTTTAAGTTCAGACACCTTGGGAGATAGAAACGTAGCTATTGGTCGAGGTACGTTAAACACTCAAAATTTTACTAGCTCAACTGATTCTTATAATACGGCTGTAGGATATGATGCAGGAAACGATATAACCACAGGTATTCAAAACACCCTTATAGGCGGTCTTGCAGGCGATGCTTTTACTGATGCTGATTTTAATACAGCAATAGGTTATCAAACATTATCGGCAGATACGCAAGGTTCAAGAAGCACAGCAGTAGGCTTTCAAGCCCTTGCAAATCAAAACTTCACTTCAGCAACAGCCGTTTACAACACGGCAATGGGTCATGGAGCAGGTGGAGCAGTAACCACAGGCATCCAAAACACTCTTATCGGTGGTCTTGCAGGCGATGCTTTACAAGCAAGTAGCGAAAATGTCGTTATAGGATATGAGGCATTAACTGACTCATCAGCATCTACTGGCAACGCAGTTATAGGTCATCAGGCAATGGGCAACATGGAGGATGGTGACAACAATGTAGCTGTTGGTAAATTAGCTATGTTTGGTGGTAGTGGTTCAAATGCAAATAACAATACTGCAATAGGCACACAAGCATTAAGACTTACCACGACAGGAAGTAACAATGTGGCTGTAGGTTTTACCGCAGGCAAAGCAAGCACCACAGGACATAGCAACGTGGCTATTGGATTCGAATCATTACTTGCAGAAGATACTGGTAGAAAAAATGTTGCTGTTGGATATGAAACACTTAAAAACCAAAATTCAGATGCTGATAATTTCAATGTAGCAGTGGGTTATCAAGCAGGTGGTGATATAACCACAGGAATACAAAATACGCTCATAGGTGGTCTTGCGGCAGATAATCTTACTACAGGAAATCATAACGTAGCCATAGGTAAAAGTGCTTTAGACGCTGAGACAGCAGGACATCAATCAATAGCAATAGGGTTGCAGGCTCTTGCCGCTCAAAATAATAGTAGTTCAACAAATGCGTTTAATGTCGCAATAGGTTCACAGGCAGGGTTATCGGTAACCACAGGTCTTCAAAATGTTATTGTAGGAGGCTTGGCAGGTGACGCACTTACAGATGCTGACGATAATGTTGCAATAGGTACTGTTGCTTTAACCGCAGATACACTAGGAAGTCGGTCAGTTGCAGTAGGTCGCGGAACACTAGGTACGCAAAATTTTACCTCAGCTACAAACACTAACAACACTGCTGTTGGATATGACGCAGGAGCCGCAATAACCACAGGAACTGAAAATACTCTTATTGGCGCCTTGGCAGGCGATGCACTCACTGATGCTGATTTAAATGTAGCTGTAGGGGCTTCAGCACTTAGTTCTGATACTTTAGGAAGTGCTAGCGTAGCAATCGGTAAAGGTGCTTTAGCAGTTCAAAACTTTACTTCCGCTACAAATACGTTCAACACCGCAGTAGGACATAACGCAGGTCTATCAACAACCACAGGTGTACTAAACACTTTAATTGGTGGTCGTGCAGGCGATGCTCTTACTACAGGTAACACAAACGTAGCCGTTGGTACGGACTCTCTCAGCGCTGAGATACAAGGTGATAGAAATGTCGCGGTAGGCTATGCGGCTCTTGAGTCACAAGCTAACTCAAGTGATACAGATGTTTATAACACAGCAATAGGTTATTTCGCAGGAGGTTCAATAACCACAGGCGTACAAAATACCATCGTGGGCGGTTTAGCAGGCGATGCCCTCACCAGTGCTGATGAAAATGTTGCTATCGGAATGATCGCGTTGTCAGCAGACACAGCAGGCACTAGAGCAGTAGCCATCGGTGTGTCTGCTCTGGCAAGTCAAAATTTTTCTAGCTCTCAAGATAACTACAATGTTGCTGTAGGTTTTCAAGCAGGACTAAGTGTTACAACGGGAGTTCAGAATGTTTTACTCGGTGGTTTAGCAGGAGATGCTATTACAGACGCAGACTTTAACATTGCCATAGGATTTGGTGCATTAGGCGCAAACACAGTTGGCTCCAAGTCTGTTGCGATAGGTCAGGGTACTTTAGGGGCTCAAAACCCCGGATCAGCGACTGACATGCATAACGTAGCGATTGGTCATCAGGCAGGTAATGATATAACCACAGGAGTTAAAAATACTTGCATCGGCTCAGAGGCAGGTGACAAAATGACCACAGGGGACAGTAATACCTTTATAGGTTTTGCGGCAGGAGGTGCAGGGGTTGTTACTGGAGATAATAATACCGCAGTTGGACCATCCGCGTTAGCCTCAGTAGCAGGTGGAGCAAACAACCTAGCTCTAGGCCATCATGCCGGATTAACAGGAAGCCCCGGAGGTAACATCACCACAGGTAGCAATAATATACTCTTAGGTGATGAAAACATTACCAATGCTCATATACAAGTTGCATTAACGGTTGCATCTGACGAGCGAGATAAAACAGACTTTACAGCCTTAGATGTTGGTTTAGATTTTGTTAAACAACTCAAACCTTACACTTACAAGTGGGATAAGCGTTCTAAGTATGGCGATAATACAGCAGATGACTATGACTTAAATGCACAAACACCAGATGGAACTCACAAAGAAGATTGGTTAGATGTTGGATTCAAAGCACAAGATGTCGAAGCACTTGAGCAATCAGCAGGTTATGACAAAGCAAACAAAACAAATCTTGCTATTACTATTTCAGAGGATGGCAAGCAGTATGGTATGCAGTATGAAAAATTAATACCGATTTTAACAAAAGCGATTCAAGAGCAACAAGATATTATTGAATCTTTAACCACTCGAATAACAGCCTTAGAAGGAGAATAGATATGAGTGAAGCAGTAGAGCGAACAGATGCTGAGAAAGCACAAATGTACTCAGCAATGTTAGGAAGCGTCAGCGTAATAACTAATTGCTTAGATGATGACAATGAGTTTTGCATGGACATGACAAAAGCTGAGAAGAAAGAAAGAGTTATGCGTAGCTCTGGATATCTCTCAATGGGTGTGGCACTAGATGATTGGGGTTCAGAAGATATGTCTTCTATTAATGCCGCAATAACTGCCGCAACTGATTACGACCCAGATGCATAAGGAGTAATATCATGGCAGTAGTGTGGAGCGTGACAAATTTAGAATATACAAATGACTCAGACAAAGGTGTAGTTCATGCCGCATGGTCTGCGACAGATACTGATGGTGATCATTCAGGTACAGTATCAGGTATGGAGTCTTATACACCCGACCCAAGTGACAGCGGGTTTGTATCTTGGGATTCGTTAGACGAAGCCACAGTTGTGGCCTGGGTAAAATCAACATTAGGATCTGATGAAGTATCAGCAGTTGAAGCAAAAGCAACCGCTAAGTTGACGGAGGCAAAAACGCCATCTACAGCTTGGGGTCTTGCTTGGTAATAAGTTATTGATTTTTAAGGAGAATTTAGATGAGTGAGTCTATAAAGGTGCCCTCATGGGCCGTGCCCTTGGTGGCGGCAGTAATACCGGCGGCGATTGCCTTTGGGTCAATGGAGGCTAAGAGCCAGGCCACAGATGCTGAGGTGGCTAAAGTCAGCCAGGTCGTTGAGAAGCTTGAGGCTACCACGAGCGATAATGAGGTTCGTACAAAATTGAACGAACAGGCCATACAGACCATAGCCGATGGGTTAGCCCAACAAACAGAAATTAGTAAAGCCACTGACGAGAAGTTAGGAACACTCATAGAGCTTATGCTTAAAGAAAGGCGATGAATTTACAGTTGCTCATTGCGCTTGTCGTAATTACAGAGACAGGAGAAATAGACCCAGATCGCAAATCGTATTTTATAAATACACGTCATTGCGAGTGGGTGGTGCAAGAGATGGTTCGTGAGAGAAAGTATTTTCAAGGATTTGAAGAAGATAAAATATTTTGCAGACCAGAATGGGTTGATGCTAATTCTGTAAAAATTACGCGACTAAATGTGATACCTATGCCCGAAGTAGAAGAGTATGAACCATGATTGAAAAAAGATAATGAAAATGGTATTTGCACTTTTGTTTTTAGTTAATGGTGAAGTAGTAGAGGATAGAACACTTTATTATCGG